AGTTCATGGGGTTTGGAGCTTTTTCTCATACTAGCCCTGTGGGCTCTTGTATTCCAGAACGGTAATTCGGTTACCGTAATCGTTTAAGCGTTCGTAAATTTCGCGGCGGTCAGCAGTAGCCTGAGCTTTTTCCGCTTTCATGTCTTGGTGTAAATCCTCAAGTTTGGTGGCAATCGATTCAACCCCTGCACTAAGGCGAATGACCGCTTCCCGACTCTCGCTGGTGCGTCTGGTAAATCCGGAAACGGACATCCCAGCAATGCCAATAAAAGCACCTAAAACTGCTGCGTAGATTTCAATCACAGTTCAGGCGCTTTCTATTTCTTATCTTAAAGGGTCTGGTTTGCCAGATAAAATTGCCACCGCTCGTTTATAAAACATGCAATCGGTTTTACCAGCGTCCTCTAGTGCCTGTTTTACACGTTTCCAGTTTTCATACGTTCTACTGTCTGTCACTACTTCTACCAAGGTAGGCCTTTACCACATGTCGGCTCCAATTTTTTGTCTAGCCTGGCCTGTAGCTCGGCCTCTATTATGCCCACTTGACCTGGAACCTCAGCATCTAGACCTGTTTTTACCCAGTTGATTACCCGCTCTTCAGTTAATTGGTCAAAGGGGATTAAAACAGCAGGCCGTGCTAAGCCCACGCTTCCGTAAGCACCTACTGGGGGGTACACTCCGTTATCTGCTCTTACTGTGTAATGTGCAGTAAAAACAAAACCGTCGCTTAGATCCCGTTCAAGTTCCTTGATAGCCCAAATAAAAACCGTTGAAGACTCTGACATTTTTGAACTCTTCTTGTTTGCAGTTTACTACCCGGAATTAAATTGCGTCAATCGGCTAGGTTAAACTGCTGCAGTTGTAAGGTTTCCGTTATTGTCTACAGTAATTTCGTACCTAGTCCCGTTTGGTGATGCGAGAATTACACCCCCACCAAGTTCTCCGATCTCTAAGAACGCGCCTGGAGTTGACGTTCCAATTCCCACGTAACCTTGCGATGTAATCCTGACGCGCTCAATGCTTGCAGAAGAATTGCTAGGCGTGGTCTTAAAAACCAGCCTTCCAGGCATGTCGTTTGTGTTTGACGTGCCATCAACTTGGCCGACTATTGAAGCGGCGGGAATAAAGTTTGTGCCGTCATCTCCTGCAAATTGCAGTACGCCTAAATCGTCCCCGCTTTGGACTAAGCCACGTATACCTAAATTTGCGCTACGGCTTTTTTGAATATTGCAGATTGGCGACCCTGTGTTTGCGCTCCAGCGTGTTGTCTGCCACGAACTGGAACTGCCCCCATTTCCATGGAGTTGCACTTTCGCGTTAATGCTCTCTGCTCCTGTGTAAGCAACTGTGCTGCCGAATAAAAGTTTATCGTTAGCGTTTAAAGGGCTTACGTTCGTGCCTGTCCTGTTCCAGTAGCCGATATTTCCTGTACCAGTACCATCAAATGCACCGGAAATTGAGTTATCTACAAAATCTTTTGTTACAAGCGTTGTTGCTGCATCCCCTGATGTGGTAGAAACTGACGTAGCTTTATTAGTTAGAACTAAGTTTGCTCCGTTAATTGTGCCTGTTGTGGTGATTGAATCTCCTGCATTGACAGGTGACACTGTTGTGCCTGTTCTGTCCCAATAGCCCATAACCCCGGTCTTACTGCTTCCGCTGCCCGCAACTTGGACTACTGCGCCCAAGTTGTTTTCGATGTATAAAGCCGGACTGGAAGAGTGGTAATTAACCGCAATCTGACCGGGTTGGAGTGTGCCAGCGGTTGGCGCTTGGTTCTGTACCAAGGAACGGATGTTCTTTACTGAAACTGGCATCGGATAAACCTCCCGGTCAGAAAAACTGGCGCATTAACGCGCTGTGTGTATTTTAGTACGTACCAGCGTCGATGCTTGTTACGGCTTCCCACTGCGAGTTTAGTCCGTTTAACTTCAACAATGAATCGGCAGCTGGATTTGTGATTGTCACGTCCAATAGATCGTTTAACACTGTGATGCCGCTTATTCCAGCAGAAGATGCTCTAACGCGAGTCCATCCCGCTGCTAAGCCGTTACAAAGAATAAGGTCACCGTTTTCAAAAGACACTCCTGGGGCTCCCGGAATGTTGCTGCCTGGGCCTCCGCCTGAGGTGTTCACAATAAAGTAGATACCGGCCAGCTCGTCTGTTGCGGCGCTTAGGCTGTCACCAATTGAGTACCCGGCGCTAATCCCTAGAGGCGTTACACCGACAATAAGCCCAGTACCTGCGTCAATTGTTCCCGCATACCTTAAATTTTGCTGAGCTAGTCTTCCAAAGCTGACTGGATACCAAGAGTTACCGTTCCACATGTGGAGCGAAGATGTGGATTCTTGAAGCCACAGCATTCCAATGTGGCTTTCTGTCGTGGCAATGGAAGGTACTACCTCCTGCACGTAGGCGATGGAGTAATCGGATAGTTTTTCACTACTTACGGTTCTGTCTGTGATAAAAGAGGCGCCGAATGTGCCAGATATAATTTTTGATGTGCTTAGGTTTGGTATGTCGCTTTCCTGTAAAGGTAAAGAACCTGTTACGTGGCCATTCTCATCAAACTCAACCTTAATTCCACTTCCTGCACCAATTGTGTTTACGTGTGAAATCTCACCTAGAGAATCCACAGACAAGCTCGTAGTATCTGGTCTAACTACACCAACAGCAGATTCTGTTGCTACAGGTAAATCTGTTGGTGTAATTACACTGCCGCCTGTTACTAAACCTTTACTGTCATAATTTACAAGCTGCTTGGTTCCAGTGTTTGCGACAACAGTGTTGTCAATAGAAATTACTTCCCCGTTTAAAGCCAGACCGTTTCCGTTTACAGCAACCGCTCCACGGGCAGCGCTTGCCAGCGGTAGGTCATTGGATACAATTGTTCTTGCGCTTACAGACCCGGCTGAACCTGTAGGACCGGCAAGAAATTGAGCCGCTGCAGTTGTGTCGTCAATTGAAGCTGAAACAGCTGCAGTGTGGTTTGATATGACTACTTCTGTGTTTACAAGACCTGAGTTACTTCCTGTAACATTTAGTATTCCGCTTGTTTGGCTCCACACCGTGCCATCCCAGATGTAACTCTTTATTTCTGATGCTGAGGTGTCAATTGCAATCTGACCAATAAAGTCGCCTGTTGCGGGTAGCGCGGTCACCACCACAGCGGAACTGGAGTCAGCAAGTTTTGCTGCTGTGACAGATGAGTCAGCTAACTCAGTAGTGCCGATAGAACCGGCAGCCGTGGTGAAATTAACTTTTGCGCCCGGTATAGAACCGTCTGCAAGTAAAGTGATCCCGTCCAGGACCAGATTTGAAGCGGTGATCTTTTTGGTTTCTGAGGCACTCAGGTCTGCAATGGGCAGTACATCCGCTGCCTGTAACTCTGAACTGCCTAATGCAGGTAGGTCAGAAATACGAAGATCAGCCATTAACTCAGTGCGCAGTACCTTATTACGATTCTAATAGCGCTGAAAAATTCATGGCGCCTCTGGGTCGCCCAGAATTTGGGTGCTGTCTTCGGCCAAAAGCTTACTGGAGTCTTCAAGCAACAACGAACCAAAGTCTTGGGAGACTTTTAAAGATATTGGGCCGCTTGTCACAAAATTTATTTCAGTTTCTATAATTTCGTCTCTCGTTCCAGCTTGGATAGCAACGTTTGTTACCACGCAACGCATCTGGTAAAATATTTTATGCCCTCTTTTGTCGTCAAAAATAACAAAACGCCCGAGAAAAACACTGCCTTGCTTTAGTCTAAGAAGAAGCTTGGCCATGTAGTTAGGCACTTCGTCTTTACCACCTACCTTATCGTCGCCTAACGTATTTTTGTACTCCCAAAAGCAAGAAAGACTGCCTTGGCCACTAATTAGTCCATTTGAATAATTTTCTCTAAAAAATTTACCTAAGGCAGTTACATCTACTGAATCTCTACTTGTTGTAATTTCGTACTTGTAAACTTGAGAAATAAAATTAAACCCGGGGTCTCTTGTTCTGGCCCGTATATTTTGATTACCTGTGTCCCTTTCCAGGGGTAAAGCGTCGTTTATGTCGCCGTTTACTGCTTGTTCAAACGTGTCAAAAAGACGAATACCGCCCGCGTCGTCTACATTAACGTACACTAAAGCGTCGGGAAAACTGTGGTTTTGAATTAATACAAGGTTACTAAGATCTTGCGTTCCAAGTTCTATTCTATCCCCTGTTATAAAAGCTGATGTGGAAAAATTAAAACTAAATCTTCGCTCCGACACGTTTACGTCATTAGGAGTCAATACGCCCCTCACGTACTCATCGGTTTCAGCTATTCTTGTTAGCTGTACATAGCCTTCTCTGCCTAAATAAATGCTCATATCAGTACGTTTGTAGGTGTCCCATCAAACTCAAAGGTGATGTCACAAGACAGAACCTCCCCTACGGCCATTGTCAAAGTTGCGCCAGTAACCCAAACATCGCCAGTAATTCTTCTGTTCAATGCCCCTGTAATTAAACGAAGATCTAAGCGTACTTTTTCTGCCTCTGCACCTTGAGCATTAGATCCCCCCGCTTTAATTATTTTGTTTAGTAGTTTGCTTGCGCTATTCGTAGATGTGTCGGTTGGGTCAGCATCGTAGTAAAACAATGAGCACGAACCAGACGAAGACCTGATGCCCGGAACTGCTGTACGATCACGGTCTGAAAGCGTGGTTGTTTCCAGCACTTGCAAACTAGACGTAAAGGACCAGTTAATTACTTTTGCTGCATTTTCGCCTTCAATAAGTAGTCTTCCATCAGTGCCTGTGTAGAAAGCCATTAGATCACACCTCTTAGCTGCAACGAAATACTAGAAACACCGGGCCTGTTGTTAGTTAAAGTCGGAGCAGCCTCATACCGCCATCTTAGCTCTGAACTGTTAGGTATGTAACTTGTACTTGACCAGCCCCCTGTTGTGCCTGCAGGCAATGTAAAACTTTTAAACGTTCCAAGCACTTCTGTGTAGTGTGCTAAAAATAAATTTGCTTGGTCGTCGCTGAGGTTTTGATAAGTAAGGTTTAAAGTAGCCCCGTACTTTTTATCGCCGTAACGGATGCGGGTTTCTTGGCCTGAAATAGCCGTGTACTTTTTGTTGGCAAAGTCCCCCTGGGCAAAAGAGCGTGCTGATGGAACCAAACTAGGAAATGCCATCACTCTATTACCACAAAGGAGTCTGGGTTAACCTCTTCAACCAAGCTAGCGACGCGGCTTACCCCATCAGTGTTAGTTGGAACAACTACCGCAGTCACGCTGACAATGCCGTCTTCACTTAATGTTAGCTCCTGCACTTGGTAGATGTCTTCATTAGGTGTCAGGCTAGGGAAGCTGATCAACGCTCCAGCTAAAGATGGATCTGTTACCGAGTTGTCAAGTGTTGTTACACCACGAGTCTGTATCTCGTTTGAACCCGGCAAAAGTACAGTTGCTTCGTATGTACCGTTTGGTACGGGATCCACAGACCTTATGGATAGGTCAGGGTTTATCACAACGTTTAAGCCCGCACTAAAGTCCACCTCCTCTACCAGTACCTGTATGTAGCTTCCAGGCTGGATTAGTAAAACGTCTGGAGTCGTTTCAAACGATATTGTTTTGCTTACCAGTCGGGAGGAGGCCAGTATGAAGCGGGCAGTTTTAAGTGCTTGGTCCCTGTTGTCGCAGAATTGCGTAAGATCCAGGTCTTCTATAATGTTTGGCTCGCCTGCACCACCAATACTCTCGTAGATAATTGCGGTTCTTTCTTCGGGCAGTTCATAGGGTTTTAAATCGCGCCAGCGGACAGATATGCCCTTTGCTATTCTTTCGTTACCGTCAATAAAAGAAACCTGCAAGGAATTTTCTAAAATATTACCTGCAGAAAAAATTTGGCTAGGAACTAACCTGTTTAAACTTATGCTTCCGTCTTGTTCAACAGGCAGAGCAGGCATCAAACCAAACACTCCGTTCTTAATTGTGAAATTACATAAACATTTACCAGCATTTTCCACCGCAAAGGATCTTAGGTTTGTTTCGGCCTCTATAACCCCCGTCCAAAATATACGGTTCTTTACTAGGTACTTTGCAGTCTCCGCAAAACTATCCTTGTCAACAAGCTCGGAAGAAACGCTCGTACCAACACCCTGTTTTTCGTTTGTGAGTAGGTAATAAAGCAGGTCTGAAAATATATTGCTTGGGCCAAATGTATTGCTTATACT